CTTCTGCATGAAGGACGGGAAATACTGAATTGCCGGTATCAAATTTAGCAACCAGATCACCAAAAGGTTTTATAGAAACCACTTCTTCCCATCCACATTGAGTAGGAACAGTGTGTCGCATTTTTGAATTTTTAAAATGTTCTAAAATCTCTTTAACAATATTTTTCCCAGAAGCTTCTTCAATACCTTCTGTGCCAGGCGAGCTATTAACCTCTAACATATATGGTGGTTTATTCTTAGGATCACTTGAAGGAATAAAATCTACAGCACTTAAAATACCACCGACAGATTTTGCAGCCAACAAAGATTGTCCTATCTCTAATTTTGTAAGATTATATTTTTTAACTTTTGCACCTTGAGAATAATTACTTCTAAAATCACCTTCTAATACATCTCTTTGCATTGTAGCAATTATATTACCACCAAGAACTATAACTCTAACATCAAACTCTGTTTTAATGTATTCTTGTATTATTAAATCTGCTTGTGAGTCTGTCTTAAATATAAGTTGAACTATAGAAGTTAATGCTCTTTCAGATTCAACAAATAAAACACCAACACCTTTTGAGCCTCTTAATGTTTTTAAAATGATTGGAAACTTTGTATCTAAACTTTCAAAAGATTTTTCTATAGAATCTACATTTGGAACCAAAACAGTTTTTGGTTGATTTAAACCATAATCTTTTAAGCGAATATAAGAACGATACTTATCAGCTGCAATAGATATTGATGTCCTACTGTTAACACAACAAAGTCCAAGTCTTTCAATCTCTGATATTAAGTCTAGAGAGCTATCTTTAATTGGTGTGCCACGAATAAACACTACAGTAGAGGAATCTAATTCAAACCCCTTATCATCATCTATAGAATAAATAGTATGCTTACCATTATCATATTTAATATATGAACCATCTATTTGAGCAACATAGTTAGGTAGATTTAATTTATCTGCCTCTTCTTTAATACGCTTAGAGGTTATAGATTTATCACCATGTTCTACAGAAAGCACAAGTATACGATAATCGCTATCTTTTTCTTCTGTGATAAAGGATTTAAACTGTTCCATCAGGCCTCTTTCTTTTTACCAATATTATACTTAGTCTCTAAAGTCCACTCACTTTTTTCACGAAAAGATAAAACCTTAATTTGACTAAGAGGTGCAACATTAGATGCATCACCCATAATAGAAATCAAACCCCAATCTTTAAGTAGGTTAGAAATAGTGTTTCTACGTGCAATATCGTTTTCACTTAGATTTGTTTGTTTTCCATCTAAAGCAAACAACTCTTTAAAGTGAACTATATAATACTTACCTTGTTTATGAAGTATGTGGCATGATTGGTATAGCTTTCGTTCTTTTCTACTCGCAACACCAATTCGTGATAGTGTCTCACGAACTTTCAAAAAATCGTCAGGTTCTTTTAACCCAACTTCTAACATATGTTCCTGCGTCCAATTAACTTCTTCCATTTTGTTTTCCACCTTTATTTAATTTTTGTTTTATGGTGGCGATTTGGTCATCATTTAGTATAGTAAGAGCTATCTTTGCTTTATTGTTATTGTATCCATAAAACTCTTTAACATACTCTATATCGTCTAACTTTTTCGCCTTCACCCAAGGAGTAAATCTTTTCCTTGCACGTAAACTATTTATTAAAAAGTCAAACTGAAGTTTTTTGTCTATATTAGGATATTGGTTAATTTCGTTAACTAATAGAATAGTGTCTGGAAATGGAGCTAGACACTTGTTTACGATGAACGGCGAATACTTTCTCTCCCATTCTTCATCCTCTGTATCCATCAACTTTTCTTTTGTATGGTTTATGGCGTTAAGATAGTCCTTTAATTCATACATTAATCTCTAAACCCTTCACCTTTACGGAAGTGATTTAGTCGGTGACGAAATACTGTCCAACATAGCTCAAGTAAACTATCTGCTGTATACGTTCCACTCTTTACTTTCAACTCATACATCGTATGCTTCTTCCCATGTCATCATATTACTATCTGACATATCATCCTGATTTGCTTGTTCTAACATAATTAAGTCTTGTCTCAGTTTGTCAGATTTAATATTCCATATATTTTCAGTTCTAGGTTTATCTAGTATGCAAAACCAGTACGCAATTTCTTCAGCCTGATCACCTATCAAGTCTTTAACACCTTGACGGTCTTCTACTAAACCATCATCTGGCCTGAAGTATACAGTTCCATATACAGAATGAAATAGACCAGCATCTTGTAGATACTGTGGAGCTCCCATCTCTTTTAACTTTTCACTGGTTCCTATTAGATGTTCTAGTAGTGTTGCACCACTATGCTCAATTTTGTCAGAACCTATACTTTTAAGAAAATCAATTTTCTTTGTAAAAGTCAAGTCTGTCACGATTTGCATCCTTTACATTGCACTTAAAAACAACTACATTTCTAAGTTCATAACACTCTCTAGATACAGGCATAGCTTTATGATCCAGATATGCATCAAATACCACTAATCTATTACCCTTGTATGGAACTAGTTGTCCGTCAATCAAAGTTCCACCACCCCATGCATCACTTTTCCAATCAAGCCTTGGATAATAGATCATGGTAAAATCTCCATCATCTGTATGCATATGTGGTTCTAAACCATGAGTGTGAGCATTACAATAAATTCTTACATACTTCTCTACCATATATTTATCTTTAAAACCAAACTTAGTTTTAAAGAGATCAAACATCTCATCAGCCCAATCATATCCAGCAGTATCACATTCTTCTTTGTTATGACCGCACAAAATATGCCAGTGTTTATTTACTTCTTTTGGATTTGAATGATAATCATATTTCCAACGAAGTTGTTTCATATTATCATCTAATATGCTAGCATTATGCTCCTCAAAAACATCATCATATATGTCTACAACTTTACTCATTTAAACTTTCCTCTTGCCATGATTTCTGTAAGACACGCAAGAAGGTTTATCTCTTGATCGGCAGTAAACGCTGCTTTATGTTGATACTCAGCCAATACAACGACAACATGAGGTATAGTACTATGATCAAGAAAAGTATAAAGGTTATCGTAAATACTACGGAAAAGCCGTACAGAATCCATATCAAGATTATTAACAACCCATCTACGAACATTTGTGAACTCCTTTTCTTTCATGAACTTCATGACTTCTTTAATATTTATCTCTGCCATATCAACTAGGATACCAGCATCAATTCTACCAGAAATAGAATACCTTTGCAGTTCGTTTAGAATACGCCGCCAATCTGGAAAGTGTCTTTGTATAACTTCAACAAGAACTTTCTTATCATACTCTACACTCTCACTCTGTAGAATAAACTCCACACGTTTCATGAAGTCCATAGCAAGATTTGGTTTTTCAGACTTTGGAATCATAAAGTCAATCACACTACAACGAGAGTGTAATGGTTCAATCAATCTATTCTTGTAATTACAAGTCAGAATAAATCCACAGTTCTTATGAAACTCTTCCATGAAACCACGTAAGGCTGGTTGAGTAGATTGTGGATTTAGATAGTCTGCTTCATCAAGTATTAGATACTTTCTACCACCTTCGAGAGATACAGTAGATGCAAAGTTTTTAATCTTGGTTCGGAGAACGTCAATACCAGACTCCTCTGAACCATTGACCATCATAGATGTTGCACCAATTTCATCCAGTACAGCCTTTGCGATAGTTGTCTTACCAACGCCTGGACCACCAGATAGAATTATATTTGGAACATTACCAACTTCTACAAACTCTTTAAATGTATTTTTTAGAGACTCTGGTAGAATACAATCATCAACAGTTTTAGGGCGATACTGCTCTACCCATAAAAATGTGTCCATGATTAATTACCATAGGACGACTCAGGTTCTAGGGCAATAAAGTATTCAATATCAAAATTAGAGTTTTTAAAGTAACTGATTTTCTTTGCAGAAACTTGGACATCATAACTTCCTTGAAGTAGTTTAAGATTCTCTACTTTAAACCAGAACTTATAAGCCTCTGCTGCATCATTACTCTGAACAACTTGAGTAGAGTAACTATTCGCAGTATCATTCTTTTTATCTGTGACACGAAGTTCACCAGACTCAAGAACCATATCAGGAACACCGATAACTGCTGCAGCCTTTGTTACTTCAGATAGAGTATCACTGGATAAGTTAAATTGAACTTCACTAGAAGGCATTGTAACTTCTTTAGTTGGGGAAGTAACAACAGAG